AACTTGTTTTAGTAATTACTATAATAGAACTTTTCAAATTAAAATTAGTATAAGTTAAACCAGAATTTAGATTACAAGTAGCTAAATTATCAATGGCTTCTAAGATATATTTATGTGGACAATAAATGTCCTTTAAAGCCTAAATTATAGTTTCTAAATCATCACATGTTGCTTCATAAAATACTTTAATATTATAATTATATATTTTAAATTCGTCTATAATCATAACATATCATCCCACTCAATCGGTATACCACAAGCCACGGTATCGGCATACCATCTGTTGAATACTATTCCATCATAACCATCTTTATCGTCTATTACATCTTTGACATATAGAACCAGATGTTTATCATCAGGAATACTACTTCCAAGAAAATCATTATTTCCCATATTATAAACATATACATAATCATATAGTTCGTTATTTTTTAATTCTACTTTATAAGTAGATAGTATTTGGTCAATTTGTTCCTTTTTTATAGGCGTTTTTCCATGATCCATTTTACTTATAGCAAAATCACATAACTTTTTATTGAAATGTTGTCCATAATACTTCAAATAATTCTTCATATCATCTGGTCTGTCATCATACGTGTTTAGTGGTATTCTTTTCATCTTTAATAACGTCTGCCAAAACGACGCATACCGTAACGAGAACCATACATATCATCATCATCTTCGTACTTCTTACGGTTTCCGTAGCTACCATCTTCAAATATCTCGGCTAAGCAATCAATGTGTTCACCTATTTTAGAAATAGCTTTCATAGCTTTTCCAAATTTGTCTTCGGTAAGTTCAAGTATAATCATTTTTGTATTAAATTAAAAATTTTATCCAATTTAGACTCCACACCATCAAATCTATTTTCAAGCTTTGAGAGTCTGTCGTCTCTTTCTTTATCTTTAGCAAATTGAGGATTTAATTGTTTGAGTATAGATTCACAATCTGTTATACTCTACTTATAAGTATCAATATTTTCAACAATGTTTCGACTATTCTGTAATATTCCTTCTACTTCATTCTATATTCCCTACTTAGTCTCACTTATAATTAATTTTCCATTATTATAAGTAACATAATTATTAATACTTGGTAAGTTGTTAAATTCCTGCACTTCATCTTCTACTTTTACTTTTAAGTTAACTGTTCCAAAATTATAGGACGGAGAACTTACTCCAATAACTTCTCCTATAGTATATTTAGGAGTGGAAGTCTTATCTAATAAGTAGATAGGACTTCCTTGAGATAATGCTGAAAACATAGATTAATCAATTGTTCTTGACATTAATGTCAATATTCCTCTAAATCTATCATTAAATACAGTAATCACATTAACTCCTATAAGCTATGCTCCTGTTACCTAAGTTCCATTAGGAAGATTTAAATTTCTTGTAGTTCCGTTTAAAGTTAATGTTACTGGCAAAGTTGCTCCTTCAGGAATTGGGTCGGAAATAACTACTGTAAAATATCCTACAGGCTGAAGTCTTCTAAAACCTAGAGCAATATCTATAGTTTCTGTGCTAGTAGTAATGTTAGTTGAACTAATATACGGAATACCACCTGCGTTTGTTGTTATGTTAACACAATTCATATAACCTCCCTTTCCGTTAATTAGAAATATACATTATTACCAAAACCGTTTCCCCAAGGATAATAGGACTGACCTATCTGAGGAGTAGCGTTAGCAGCAACAATATTGGGCCATTGTACTGGAACAGTATTAGGCTGTCTAGCAGCAATAGCATCAATCTTATCATCAAGAGCATTTAGTGCCTTATTCAAAGCTAAAGTCTGAGCATCGTTGCTAATTTGACCTCTTAACTGAGTAATAATATCGCCTTGCATGTTAATCTTATTTTGTAATTCTCTTTCCTTTAAGTCGCAGAACTCTTTAGTAATAAGAGTATTCTATCCAGCAATCGCGTTAAGAATATTGTTTGTGTTTCTATCGGCTTGACTTTCAAGATGATTAGTTTGCTGGCAAACAGCTAACTGGTCTGCACTTTCAATCTGTGCCATCTAAAGCTGTGTAGCGGCGTGGTTTTGAGCACTTTGGAGTTGCTGATTAGCATAATTCTGAGAAGCCTGTAAAGTAGCAGCTGAATGATTAGCAGCAGCCTAACTCTGTAAAGCATTAGTTTGATTTGCAATAGCAAGTCTATTCTCGCAGCAGCATTGACATAGCTACTGACTAAGAGAGGCGTTACCTGCCTGTACAGAATTAATAACTTGCTGTCCAGACAGTCCAACTTGAGCACCAACACTCTGAACTGCGGTCTGAATCTGATTGACAGCATTCTAAACACTAGAAATATTAGTATTCAGAATCTGAGAAAGCTGACCAAGAGCATCAGCTCTGCCGTTGATAGCTTGAAGAAGTAGGTCTCGACCAGCATCATTATTCAACTGATTAGCAAGGAAACCACCACCATTCATACCGTTACCAAATCCGTTTCCATTAAACAACCAAGGGAACAATATCCACATAAACATCATCCACATCCAACTTCCGTTGTTACCAAATCCACCATTCTAAGATAAAGCTAACATCAAATTGGGGTCTAAGGAGTTACCTCCTCCGTCGGGAATTGTGTAAATTTTACTTTCTGACATAATAAAAAATTTATAAGTTAAAAAAAT